TAGGCCACAAGACCATCCTGCACGTCCATGACGAAGTGGTGATCGAGTGCGCCGAAGAAGAAGCAGAGAAGGTGCTTGCTGAATGCCTCGAAATCATGTCCACTCCTCCCGCTTGGATTCCCGACATCCCCGTTTCCGCGGAAGGCGAAATCCTCGACTTTTACTCCAAATGAGATACCGCCACATCAAGAACCACCGCGCCGTTGCGGTCACCTGCAGCGACGAACCGCCGACCGTCACGACACCCATTCCGGTGTTTGAGAACAAACCGTCCTACCGTGCATGGTGCGCCGACAACACGACCGACCATTGCTTCTACACGCTCGCCGAGGGAGACAACCCTTCGGCCCGTATCGGGGAAGACAACCCAGTCAACAAGCTGCACGGATTCATCGCCGACTACGATGCGCCTGTCGATTGGGACCGCGTTGACCAACTCCTGAAAGACCGCGGAGACAGCGCACCAATGCCAACGTGGCGCACCCGCACGCAGTCCGGCTACGCGCGGCTGATCTGGGAGTTCGAAGAACCGCTGCCGATCTCCCCTGCTTTAGCAGAGGCGTTCCTCAAGCGTCTTTCGGATACCCTGAATGCCTCGCGCCTTCTGGCGGGCTTCGACCGCACGAGCCTCAAGCCAAGCCAGACCTTCGAGCTTGGGTCCAACTGGCAGCGCATCGGGGACCGGCTTCCTGTAACGCACACGCATGCCGTGCTTCTGAAGGCGAGCAACGATTGCCCGCTTCGCTCGGAGGACACGAATATCCCAATCGACGAGGTCGCGCTGGAGGTCGCCAAAAGGTTCCCCGGAAGGTGGAGCGGCGAATTCGCAGTGGGTGCCCGTGGGCCTCTGTTCTGGATCGACGATGGCATTGATCGTGAGGGGTGCCAAGTGCGCGAGGACGGCATGATCTGCTACTCGGATCGTGCCGGTAAGGGCTTCGTCGCGTGGCGCGAGATCTTGGGCAAGAAGTTCGTCGAGCAGTATGAGGAGGCAAAGCTGGGTTCGCTGGTTGACCAATACTGGTTCAGCGGCAGGAGCTACTACAAGCTCCTCAACGGTGGGCCTATGGCTATTCCGAAGGATCAGCTGGTGCTGGAACTCAAGCGTGTGGGTTTCAGCCCGAAGCCGAAGAAGGGACAAACGCTCTCCGAAGTCGAGCAAGCCGTGCTCTACGTGAGCAACGACTGCCGCGTTGACGAAGTGGCACCAGTCGTGTTCAGCAGCAAACGTGTTGTTGACTTCAACGGCAGGAAGATCCTGAACAACTGCAAGGCCATTCCGGTGAAGCCCGCCGCGAATGGTGATCCGGCGAACTGGCCGTGGCTCGACATGTTCCTGTCAAACTTCTTCGCGAAGGATGACGATGATCGAGAGACACTACCCTACTTCCTCGCATGGTTCCGCCGCCTTTATCTGGCGGCTCTCGAAAACCGTCTGGATCAAGGGCAACTGCTGATCTTGTTGGGCCCGACCGGATATGGGAAGTCATTGCTCACGAACCAGCTTGTCGCAGGCGCGGTGGGTGGTTTCGCTGATGCAAGTGAATACTTGTCCGGCAAGACCAGTTTTAATCGTGACCTCTGCGGAGCAGCAGCGTGGGTGATTGACGACTCCACCGCCGCCGCCACCTATGCCGACCAGCGCAAGTTCGTCGAGCTCACCAAACGGTGCGTGGCCAATCCGCGTCTTGAGTATCAAGCCAAGTATGCCGATACCATTCCGCTACCGTGGGCGGGTCGGGTCATGATGTCCCTGAACATCGACGCCAATTCGCTCGCCGCGCTGCCGACCCTCGACAGCAGCAATCGCGACAAGGTGATCGCGCTTCGGGTCAACAGCGCGTTCAAAATGAAGTTCGGCACCAATGATCAGAACGAAGCAACGATCCGCAGGGAGCTGCCCTTCTTCCTGAAGTGGCTCAGCGACTGGCAAGCTCCCGACTACGTGTTGGATTCAAGCCGTTTCGGGGTCGCAACCTACGTGGACTCCTTCGTGGAAGCCGCCGCCTACGACAACTCCAGCCGTAGCGCGATTGCCGAGATGATCGAGTTCTTCAGCAAGCGGGTCCGCGAGCACACCGAGCGGGCAACGTGGCGCGGGACGCTCACCGAGTTTCAGGTCACGCTGCATGACTGCAACGCGGGTCGGTCGGTCGGGAACAGCGTGAACCTCGAATTCATTCGACGGGGCATGACCGTAATCGAAGAAGTCTGCATGCACAACAAGCACATCCGTCCGGTTCGGAGCTTCGGTCGTGGTGGTGGCAAGATCTGGGAGATTGATCTTTCCCCTGACTACGACATCGACCAAGAGTTCACCGGCTCAGCAGAGACCGCGGGTGCCTGAGTTCCGAAACCGGAACCACGTATTCGTCGGAACGACACAACCTTCCATCTACGGGGTTCACGGAACCTTGTGGGTGGAAGGTTGCTTTTTGCACAAACTCATCAGCGGGCAGCCAGCCGAGCAACCAGAGCAAGTGCTTGTTCTCGTGGCACCGGACGAAAAAATATCCATCGCACTTGCTACCGATGCCCTCGCGCTGGGCTTCAGATCCGTAGACCCGTGCCGCGTAGTGGGGTAGCGGCTTGTTTTTGCCGGAACCGGTTTTGACATCAATCGTCCTACCGTCCGGCAGCACGATGTCGCAGCTGAACCTCTGCGCGCCGACGCGTTCACCGCCGAGGTAGGCGTGGGCGAGGACCTCACCCAGCATCCCGTAGATGTTCCCGCGCCCACCCCTCAAAGAGCCGTTTAGGACCCCCATTTTGCGCGCATCCTCGGCAGCGCGCAGGCGTGTATCTCTATCTATTTTGACCTCAACCACTGCATCAGAACATGTTCGGCATGATGCTGCGCCCGCCGGTGCCGAAGGGGTCGATGTTCAGCCTTGGCTGTGCCGCGCCGGTCGCAGAGGCCGCTTCTTCATCCAGCAGTTTGGTGCAGAGCTGCCAGTGGTAGTTGGCCCGTTCGAGGTCCGCATTGTCCTCCGCGATCCGCCCGAGCAAACCGTGCTTCAACGCGCCGATGTTCGCCACGTAGCAAATGTCGTCGTCGTCCTCCAGCAACTTGAAGGCCCGCTTGCAGAGAACGTGCACAACGGTCTCACCGTCGGTCGCGCGATTCAAGCGGAAGCGCCGGTAGCGCGTGGCCCCGTTGTTCGGGCCGACCGTCGCGATGGTTGTTTCGGGGTCGCCGCCACCATCCACGCGAATATCGAAAGATGCGGTCAGGCCGTCAAAGGAGATTGAGACGATGCTGGTGACACTCACCCCTACGGGGAACTCAAGAGCGGGTTCCGCCCCCGGATTCGGGTCCGTGACTGACTGATACAGCTTTGACCCGTCCGAGGCGATAACTGTGATGCTGCTCCCGTCGTCGAGGGGCACCCAGTCGAGGATGTTTGGGCTTGAGGCCGCTGGGAAGACCCACAGCTTATTGACTCCCTCGGTAGGAAGCAGTTTCAGCGTGGGCCAGTAGCCCGCGTCGATCAGACCCCATGAGAGGTCGCCGGTGTCGTAGTTCTGGCCCACCGACCGGAAGTCGTGCCAGAGAGCCCGCACTGGAACGGGCGAGCCGTCAACCATCGTGTGCAGAATGGAATCCGCGTCGTCGGGCAGCGTAACGTGGGAATCCACGACCGGCAGCGAATACTGCACGGTGAGATCCCGATAGGTGCCCGTGCTGTAGATGCGGGCCAGAACTTGGTTCAAGCTGGCGAGGAAATCGCCGCCCGCTTCCACGTAGGAGCCGAGGGTGTTGCGGAGCTGGTTGGTCGTGAGAGCTGGCATGGGCGTATGTTACTTGTTTTGCTTCAGGAAATCAACTGTTCAGACGAGCAAGCCGTTTTTGGAACAGGTCCCAAGCAGGAAAGAAGATCTCCTCCATGCAGCGCACGATGGGTTCCTGCTCGTAGGCCTCGCTGAATCCGACACCGGAAAGCAGCAGGGCGGATTCCATCAGCTCATGGCGGATGGTCATCAGCTTCTCGCCGTCGGTGATTCCGGTGTGCACTTCAATCGTCTTGCTGTCGTGCGTGTATTGGCCGTAGGTGTCGCCGAGATCAGCAAAGAGCAAGCGCACGCGCCTACCGGCAACGTCGATCGTCTTGGGCCAACGCGCGCCGCTGTCCTTTTTCGGGGGCATCACTTTTTGACTTTCACCGCACCGCTGTGTAGCTCCTTGAGCATCTTTTTCTTCTGCGGCTCGGAGATGGGAGACACCTTCGAAAGCAGGTAGGCCACCTGCCGTTTGGTCTTGGTCTTCATGTCGGGAACCTTAACAGCTTTGTGGGCGCAACAGCAAGGGGTTTTCAAAGGCAGGTAGGGCCCCCAGCAGACAGGCGACCGTGCAGGTAAATCCGGTGGCCACAAGGCCGTAGATTGATGCGTGGTTTCGTGATGCCATGATTGTAAATGATTATGGTGTAAGCTCGAAAAGATCTTGCTCGACGAGTCCAGCTGGAGGAATTCCCCCAACGTCTGGATTAGTATTGCCGACATAAAGCCCATTCCTCCAGTAAAGTTTTTGCTTTAGGGATGGTGCCCATGTCCAAGTCCCTCCAGAAATCAAACTTGAAACGTCGAGGTAATAGATTGAAAGGTTTAGGTTTTTGCCTGTGGCAACATCTTCCTTCGTGAAGCTTGTCACCAGTCCGTCATCAATAGAAATCGCGAACTTCGTAACCGATGTTTCTGATGTAACGTAATTGTTCCCGACAACCTCCACGCTACTCCGTTTGATCCCATCATCGTCGGGTTTGTCGGACAACCGCTCGCGCACGTTGATCTGCTTAGTCGCCTTGCTATCCGGGTCGCTGTAGGGGGCTCGTCCGTCAATAGTCCTCCATTTGATAGTGCTCCCCTCTTTCTCAGGTGGCACAGCAGGCGTGCCCTCCTTGACGACTACGCCCTCATCATTAAGAACGGGAGGAACCTCGGGAGATCCCTCTTTCAGCGGTTCAATGATCGCGACTCCATCGCCTTCGATCTGCTCTGCCGTCCGCCATTCGTAGTAGTCGCCCGCGTTCTGGCGCTCCTTATACCACTCGCGCTTACCGCCGATGTTGCGGCCTTCCCAGAGGTTAGGCTGCACGACAATGGGACCGCCCTGTTGCTTTTGCACGGCAACAAGCTCATCGCCGCTTTGTTCGAATTCGGCGATGGGGTAACGAAGAGAGCCGTTGATCGGCGTCTTCTCGAACGGTTGGTAGTGTGTTCCCGTATCCTGCGGGGCACCGAGAACGATTGTCGGGGTTTCGATGATGAGCCCTTTCGGGTCTGTCTGCACCTCGCAGTATAGCACTTGGCCCGCGGCGACCGTGATCTCCGGCGCGGGATCATTCGAGAGTGGGACCCCGTTCAGCGTGGGCATCCAGTCGATGATCGGGGAATCCGCTGCCGCGTCTGGGTTGATGCCGCGAACGTAACCAGCGGTCACGGAGACCTTCTTGTCACCAGTGAACACCACGTCGAACTGCACGTAGAAGTCATCTTCGGACTGCATCTCCTGCGGGTCGTCGTGTGCCTGCGTGTAGCTCGACCCGAGTTGGGGCGCGTATTGGGAGCGGTCGAAGAAGTCCGGCTGCTTGAACGATTCAAACACCACGGATTCCGAGGGCTGCCCGATGGACGCCATTGATGGTGTGCGCAAAACGCGCAGCAGGTCGAGGGAAGCGAAGCCGTCCTGCGTGGGGCCTACTCCAGAATTTGTGTCTTCAGCCATATGGTGGCGGGATTAGAGAAGAAGGGGAGTCGAGGACTCCTTGTTGGGTGGTGGCCCGCCGTAGATGTCCTGCTGCACGGTGCCGTTCAGGTAGACTTGAACCACCTGCACCTCGAAAAGGTTGTGGGCCGTCTGCTTCACGTCGATGGCCACATTGAGCGTGCTCTTGTTGACGAAGGTTTGATACTGCGGGGTCTCGGGCAGGTAGGACCTTCCGGGGCCACCGCTGGCGTCAGTGGCTTCCCCACCGGCACCCGAGCCCGCGACATAGTTGATCTGCTTCGGGAGTTCGATCTGCGCGTGGATGCAAGCGCGCCCGACATCCTGCTGCCTTGCGAGGGCGAAGGTGCTGTTGCCTTTGGTGCTTGCCCGCCACCAGTTCCGCAACATGCCGAAGGTTTCCCGCTCTGCGATCACCTTGTCCAGTTTGTATTGCGCCAACGCAAGCATCTCCTCTGGGGCATCCGTGATAAAGCGGAGCACCCTAGCTGCGTAGGGTCCGGGGGACGGCTCCGTGAAATCCAACTCGAAGAAGAAGTCTTCGGAATACGAAGCCTGATGGGTGCTTGAATCCGCAAAGGCCCATGCCCCGTGGATCTCAACGTAGTTGAGTCTCGGCGGAAAGTCGTAGTTGACGAAGGAAGCAACGGTAGGCAGCGACAGTGGGTAGTTTGGTTCCCCGTTGGCATCAAGGTCCGTTGGCTCAAAAACCACCTCGCTGGTGACACGCAAATCGAAGAAGGTATTCTGTGGGGCAATCTCAACCGTGCGCCCTGCGGTGGCAGAACCTGTTTCGCTGCCCGCAGGGATGATCGTGCGGGTGATCTTGACCATGCGATCCACGCTACGGTCGAACTCGTAGGTGATGGTCTCGGGCATCGAGTAGACGCGCTTGAGCACCACGAAAATGGAATCGAGTTCCTGCTCGGAGCGGTCCAAGAACTCGAAGGCGAACACGTATTTGCCGAACAGCGCGTCGGCAGAACCCACAACCGGCGTGGGTAGTGAAGTGGGGTCGGGGTATTCAGAACGCTTCAGCACGTAGGTGCGCACGAGCCTGTCGTCGGAGCCGATCTCGTAATTGTATTTGTCCTGCTCTTCGCGTTTGGCCGCGTAGAAATACTGGTAGTGTAGGCCCTGTTCGTCGGCGGTCTTGACAAAGACCAGCACGTGATCCGGCCAGCGCTTCGCGTCAGGGTGTGGGGTGCCGTAGGCAGGCGGGGCAGACCCAACGCGCTGGGCGTCCACCGACTCCATGAAGATGATGTCTGCAACGCTCGGTGAAACGAACGTCAGGACACGCTGCCTCTGCGGGGCTAGGTTGGATGCTCTCAGGGACATGCTTCAGGCTTGGGGTCTTCGGAATGTTGGTCAAGGAGGTCCCGCAGCAACTGGTTCCAGTGTCCGTCTTCGATCCAGCGGCGAAGCATGGCTCGATTTTCAGGGAGCATCTCGTCTGAGGACGAGACCGTGTAGTTCCCGTGGCCCACAAAAAGCAAGAACGGGACGCCCGCTTCGTTCAGGGCGTCCTCGGCTCGGGCCATCGCTAGGTCAATCTCAAGGGGTATTTCCATCTGCAGGGACCGTATCAGGAGCTGCGGGCTCGGTCAACCCGATTGTGCCTTCCGGCTCAGGCTCGGGCTCAGGCTGCGGGATGTCAGCCACCACGAACGCGCCATTGACGATGTCGAGCGTGCGGCCTTGATCGAGGAGCTTGTCGAGGACGCTGCGGGTGTCCACGCGGCCGAGGCTTTCGTTCGGTGCGCCCGTTGCCACCTCGCTGTTAAAGGCTGCTTCGTTGAGCGCGTCGCCGGTTTCGCCGTGGCTGGAGAACTCGGCAAACCGCTGCTCCATCGGTCGGGCGTTCAGCCACTCGTTCAACTCGGCAGTCGGCAGGTCGAGCGCGTGGCCGGTGATCCGGTTCGCCAAAACGATGGCGTTGCGGAGATGTGCGGCGAGAGCGCCAGCATCGGCGGCGATGCGGGCGGTGACGGATTCGGTTGGGGTGAGTAGGGACATGGGATTAGGTTAGGGATGACATGTAGGTTGCGAGGCGGGCGTCGAGGAGAGCGAGGTCGAGGGATTCACCGATGCCATAGGCGCTTATTCTTGCGGCGATATGTGCCGTATTTATGCGTGAAAAAATCCTGATGTTTGGCGTCGCGTTCCCGTCAGAAGCGACCAAGTGGTTTGATGTCGCGCCATTGGTTCTGATCGAAAATTCAGAAGATAAACTTCTGCTCATGCCGCACAGCGAGTCATTAACTACCGAACTGGTCGTGGTTAATGTGCCGGATTTAATTCTGTAAGCGTCGTTAAACCCTAATAAAATTTGACCAGCCGAGCTATTGCTGATGGAATTTCCCATGTAAGCGCCACCACCTGCTGCGTTTTTCACGCGAACCCAATAGGAGCAGTTGTTTTGGCCTTCGGCATTTCCTGCGCGGTTGGAATCCAGATACTTCGTGCTTCCATCCCCCACCAATCCCGTAGTCCGATTGTAGTCGCCAGAGACAAACAGTCCGCCGCCATTCGTCGGGACTGGACCAACTAGCGGAATTAGCGCCCCCGCCAGCGTATCGGGACCAGCGAGCAAACAGCTCGCCTTGATCGCGTTCCAGATTCCATCCGCCTTGCATCCGGCGATGAATGTGTTGACCGCACCCAAATTGCTCGAACTGATCGAACTGCCCGCCGCGACAATTCTGGCAAGGTAGACGTTGGTCTCCGGTTCAAAGCCGGAAAAATCCCGATACCTTTTGAAGCTGCCGGAATTGTGGAACGAAATGGCATCTCCCAACGACCAAGCTCGGGTTGCGATAGCGCCGACGGCGCATCTTATGTCAATCCCAAGTCTGAAAAAGTTGCAAAATGCTGGCTGGAAAGTTGCCGTAGTGTGTGGGACTGACCTAGTAGCGATCAGAACGCCATCCAAGTAAAAACTTGCCACTCCACTGGCATAGCTTGTCACAAAAGAATGCCAACCATTCGTCACGGTTCCGGCGGGCGCAAGATTGACTGATGTGCCTATATCCAAAAATCTCTGGTTAACTATTGAACCATTGCCATCAACATATACGGCAGGATTGTCGGTAGACGTTGCGGAAAGAACATAAAACCGAACACTCACACCTCGATAGAAAACGCAAGCAACCGTCCATGGATTCAGTGCCGAAATAGCCGTGGGCAATGCAGGGCGAAAAGTGTCACCGCTTCCTGCATAGTAAGCGAGGCTTCCGCCAAAAGGATCTGCGGTTAAGCCGTAATTCGCATTCGTGAACGCAATTCCCGAGTGTTGGCCGATCGACAAACCTGAATCCCACCAATCGACGAGCCCACCGAGTAGGTTTCGTTTGCGGCCCGCAGATATGATTGAAAGCAATGAGGACATCAGATGAAATCGTAGGTGCCGCTTGAGATGTGTTTCAGGGCGAACGCGCCGTTCGTTGGGACGCTCGCGAGGTTCGCCGTGCCGTTGACGGTGCCGCCTGAGAACGCGAGGGCTTGCGTCGTGATGCGGTAGAACTGGAACTCCGCGCCCGCCGAGATGCCTGATGTCGGCAGCGTGATTGTCTGCGTGCTGCCGGTCTTGGTTAGCCGCATGTAGGTTCCGGCGTCGGTCTGCGCGAGCGTGAAGTTGGCGTTCTTCGCGACGATGTTGTTCGCGAGCAGCGTGTTCGCCGCTGCAACCGTCGCCGCCACAAACAGCTCCGCGCCGGTCGTGCCTGCGCCGAGCGCGATGCGGTGCGCGGAGGCTGCTCCGGTGCCGTAGTAGTATTCAAGAGCATCAAATTGCACCAGCGACTCTTCGCCGAATGTCGTGCCGCCGGTGACTACTAGGCTGAATGCCTCCAGGGGTCCGGCTCCGAAAACTGCGCCTCCGCTAGAGTCCCGCCGCACCAACGTGTTGGCCGTGGCCGCAGTAGCAGCAGCCGTGGCACCGGCGATGGTGGTGCCGTTGCCGAAGATGTAGCCCGTGAGGGACGGGGCTGTCGTCGAAGTGGTGATCGTGTTGGGTCCGGCAGCACCGGCAGCACCGGCCGCGCCCGCAGGACCACGTTCGCCCGACAGCGTGAGCTGCAGGTCGTTGTCCTCGACGACAGTTAGCGAGTAGGTTTCCTCGGTCAATGTAAGCTGTTCAGACACTCAAATCAGATGTGTGAGATGTTGGGTTCCACCTTGACGTCCCCGTAGAGTAAACGCTTGCGCGCGCCCAAGGTGTCGGTGAAGAAGTAGTCCCACTGGTATTTGCGGGCGACGTCGAGGGTCAGCGAGTCTGCGCTGCTCAGGGTGAAGCGAACCGTGCCCGCGCTGCCATCTACGGGCGCAACGGTGAAGGCCGCAACGAGCGGCTTGCGGTGTGCTTCGCGGATCTCGGCTTTGTGCGCCGTTGATCCACCGCTGACAGTGACGGTGTCCCCGAAGACGTCAACGATGCGCAGGGTGAACGACTTGCTGCTGCCGCGTTCGATGGTCAGGTTCCTTTTTGCAGCGCTCATTTAGACGGGGGTTGCGACCAAACGCATGCGTTGGGGGGTTCCGGTATCATCATCTGGGGAGTCCGCCCATAGCTCCAAATACTGGTTCGTGCTGAGCTCTACAATCCAGTTGGTGACCAGTTTTGCCATATACGGGTTTTTTCCTGCGGCACTCGCTTGGCACTGCGTCGGGTCTAACGCCACCCCGTTGCGATAGAGCTTGATCGCGAAGATGGCCCCCGCGGTAGCACTCTGAATATCAACACTAGCGAAGACCAAGAACCGGCGAGTTACGGATCCGGTGTAGCGGAGCTTGTTCTCACCACCTCCGTCATCAAAACCCACCGAGTTGGCCGAATCAAAAGTCGTATCCAAGCCGAGCTTGACGTAGCCTGCATCAAAGTCAACCGCACTAGACGCGTCTTGGCTGCTCAACTGCCCGTAGGGGTTCGTGCTGAAGCCGGTGCCCCCGTTGGCGATGGGAAGCACGCCAGTGACATCCGCGGTCGTCAGTGCAATAGCACCCGTCGTGAATGCTGAAGTGCCATTGGCCCTGACGATTCCGGCGGTTAGTGTGGCCACACCAGTGCCGCCGTTGGTAACAGGCAAGGTTCCAGATACTCCGGTAGATAGGGGGAGCCCCGTGCAGCTCGTGAGTATTCCCGACGTGGGGGTTCCGAGTGCGGGTGTAACGAGGGCCGGACCCGTGGAGAGGACGACATTGCCCGTTCCAGTCGCCGCTGTCGCTCCGGTGCCTCCTCTGGCAATGGCCAACGTGCCCGTGGTGTTAGCAATGGGTAGTCCGGTGCAATTCGTGAGAGTGCCTGAAGTGGGGGTCCCGAGAAGGGGGGTGGTGAGGGTCGGGCTCGTGGAGAGCACTACGTCCCCAGTTCCAGTCTTGGCGGTGACCCCCGTGCCGCCCTTGGCGACAGGGAGAATCCCAGTGAGCGCAGCGTCGGTCAGCGTGATAGCAGTTCCCGAGAGGGAACCACCGTTGATGACGGGGGCTGTGAGAGTCTTGCCTGAGAGCGTCTGCGTTCCCGTTGGGGTGACGTAGTAGGTGTTCAGGTAATCACTGCGGAGATTCGCCAACGTCGTCTTTTTGAGCGCGCTGCTTGTCGAGACATCCAAGAAAGGGAGCAAATCTCCGTCGGCAGCTGCCGTAGCGGTGGTTGCTCCGATTGAGGAAGCGATGTTATCTGCGTCGGTGACGTTCGCCAGTGCTTCGATGCCATCCAGTTTGGTAGCAAACGCCGCAGACATCAGGCCGACTTGACTGATCGTAGCGAGCTGGATGGCATCGCTGCCGTTCGTGAGATGGCTCGAAGCATGGGTGCTTGGTGTGCTGACACCACGGTCGGAGAGCACAAGCGTGATCCCCGAGTTGTCTTCGCCAATCTGGTATGGGTCGTTGGGCATGGTTCAGCGAGTGATGTTCGGGCGGCACTCAAGGGTGCCTTGCAAGAGTTTGGTGACGACGCCGCTGAGCGTGAGAAACACGTCGTATTCGTAGCTGTCGCCGGGTTTGAGCTTCTTGGTTTCGGTGTCCGTAAGGGTCATCGAGGCCTGTCCGGCGCTGGTGGCCCCAATGGCGGCAAAAGAGAAGGTGGCTGCAACCGCATCGGTATAGCTCAAGCGCACCTGCCCCGTGAAATTGGTCGCGCTGGTGTAGTTGATCGCCGCGCCCGAGGGGTCCTTTAACGTCAGCACCATCGACCACGTGCTTGCGCGGTCAACGGTCAGGTTGTAGGTAGCGGCGAACATTGTGGGAGACTACCCGCTGCGGGCGTTCCCGTCAAGACTTGTTGCTGGCCCAGAGGCACAATGCGTCGGCGTAGACGCGGGCAAGGGTCTCAAGGGAAACGCTGTAGGTATCGGTTTCCACGGCATTGGAGCCGAAGAAGGGTTCTAGAATCACGGCAGGGCAAGGGGTTTTCCGTAGGAAACCAGCCCCTCGCGAGAGCGAATCGCAGGGCTTGATGCCGCGGAACTTGCTCTGGGGGAACGCCTTCTTGTGCGTGAGCGCAAAGCACTGCGCGAGCTTCTCCGAACGCTGGCTACTACCCCAGAAGAGGTATTCGTAGCCCTCGGCGCTCGGGCTGGCACTGTTGAAATGAAACTCAAGGGCCGCATCAGCGCGCCAAGCACCAACGGCTTTGGCGACCCAAGCCATCGCGCTGACGTAGTCGTCCGCGTCGTAGCTGCTGAAGATCTTGCACTCGTGCTTGCGTTCTTCAAGCAATTCGCAAACCCGTTCGGCCAGCGGCAGATTGAAAGCATGCTCGCTGATGCCCTTGGTGTTGATGGCCCCGCGGTCGCCGCGTCTGGAATGCCCGATGCAGAGTGCGAAGCGGCTCATGGCTTTTTCAGGGAACGGTAAAGGGCAACAGCACCAACTGAAATACCGAGCAGCAGCGAGCAGATACGCAGGGTGTATTCCACTTGCTCCTGTAATGAGGTAATGACGCCTAGTGCTGGCGCGGCAACGCCGATGATTGCATCAAGGGCACGTTCGAGAGGGCTGTGCGCGTGGGGGTTCATTTCGAGCCGATGATCGCTGCTTGTCTGTAGCTGTAGTGGCTGTGCATTTTCTGCCCACGCCCCACAACAACACCCTCTTCGAAGAAATACCACTCGCCCTCAATCAGATGCACTGTCGGCGGATCATACAGCGCGCTGTCGTTCGCGTGCGAGTCTTTGGCCCAATCGAAGCAAGCGCAGCTTTGCAGCAGGAGAGCCGTCATCAGCGAGGCGATCAATTTCATCTTCAAGGCGATCGGTGTAGGTTTCCCGTTGCAGGTTGCACCATGCCACGTAGGCGTTGAGCGCCGCGGTGATGGCAAGCAACAGGGCGTTCACTTGCTGTCAGCGGCCTTGATCAAACCGAATCCGGCGGTGACGCCCGTGACAAGGGCAGCCCAGTTGGCGGCACCTGTGTTCAGGAACTCGATGGTGGCGTTTGCAATGGCGGCGAGGATGGTGGCAATTCCGAGGGCTGTGGTCTTCATGATTACTTGGTGGTATAGAGTTTGACGGCAAACTTTCCGGGGGTCAGCGAGAGCAGCTTGGGGTCGCTGTTGACCATGTCGAGGATCTTCTGCATCTTCATTTTGTCAACACGGGAGTTTGGGTCGAAGCTCCCGCCGTGTGCCTTGGCAAAGAAGGACTGCATCATTTCGTCTTCGGCGACGAGCTTGGCTTTGGGGATAATCCCTGCTTGATCGTAGAAGTTCTTGTCTCCCGTCTTCTTGACGAGCATCGCTCCAGTTCCCTTTTCTGAGGCGGGCTTGCGCAATAAGCCTTCCGTGATGTTTTCCGCCTGAGCGCGGTTTTTGTCCGCTGCCATCTGAGCAGCAGCTTCGATGTCACGACCTTTGGCTCCCATTTGCATGGCAGCCTCCATGTCAGCTCCGCTAAGGCCTTCTGGGCGAGCTGCTCCTCGCATGAGCTTGCGGCCCATGTCTTTGTCCGCCGCCATTTGAGTAGCAGCTTCGATGTCGCGACCTTTGGCTCCCATTTGCAGGGCCGCTTCTACGTCAGCTCCGCTAAGGCCTTCTGGGCGAGCTGCTCCTCGCATGAGCTTGCGGCCCATTCGGCGCTCCCCGCCCATTTGTGTGGCAGCTTCGATGTCGCGACCTTCCGCGCCCATCTGCATAGCCGCCTCGATGTCAGCACCGCTAAGGCCTTCCGGACGAGAGGATCCTCGCAGGAGCTTGCGTTTCATCTTGCCGGTGCCGCGTTCGGGTGGTTTGCCCATGTCGCCGAACATGCGCTCGACGCGAGAGAGGAATGTGTCTTCAGCCATTGTGGTGTTGGTTAGCGTTTGGTCATGCCCCGTTCAACGGCAGCCATGAAGTTTGCGGGTTCTTCTTCCATCTCCATCTCGCCTTCTTCGTCTTCCATCTCTTCATCTTCCATCTCTTCATCTTCCATTTCACCTTCAGGCAAAGGCATGCCATCAACGGCAAGGGCGTAGAGCTGGCCGTCACGCATTTCAAACATGACGGGAAGTTCGAAGGTGTCTTCGTTCGGCGGCTGGAAGCCTTCAGGAATCGGGATGTAGGCGGGCATGGCTAGGGGGAGTATGAGGATTCAGGATTCAGGATGCAAGGTCAAAGATTCCGGTGCTGGGGTCGCGAGGGGCGGTGAACGCGGAGCAGCCGGTGAGTGTTGCGATGGCGAGGATGACGGCGTTGTCTTTCATGGCAGGGTGGGTCAGAAGACTATCGTCCAGAGGACGTAGGCGGCGAGGAAGGCGTAGGTGAGGAGGGATTTCAGGGGATCGATTCCAGTTTGACGCTAAACACGCTAAAATTTGCGTTGGTTAGCAGCGAGCTTCCGGTGCGCGATGAAATGATTGCTAGATTTACCGTGTCTCCACGCGATAGTCGTCGGCGGATGGTTCCCTCGATGCCTTCGTTCGCCCCGGCTGCCGTTACCCATTTAATCCGGTGCTCTGCCTCTGCTCCTCCATACGGCTTGATCCACGCTTGCAAATACATCGTGTCTGCGGCTGTGAATCCGGCGACTAGCAAGCCGCCGGTGATGATGTAGGTGCCATCGACCGGAACCGTGAAAACCGAAGTATTGGCATCGCTCCCGACCGTGAACGACCCCATGTCGTTGTTGTTGTCGAAGAGGTCGAGGAATCCTAGGTTTTTCCGGGTGCCTGAAGTGAGGGTGGTTACAACGGCTTGGTTGGCTACGGAATCCGGCAAGAGGCCCGGTTGAACTGTTTCGCCGCGCATTGCCCGCAATACCTGCGCGGCGAGCTTCTTGTGGGCGGCGGTGCTGACGTGTAGCCCGTCCGTGTAGTCGGCGGAAACTCCGTTAGAGGCAAAAATATCCGTGCGGACCAGCACATCCCAATAGCCGGAGTCCGCAATGATTTGCGCGTTGATGGTCCTCCAGTCCGCTTCCGACCACCCCGCCGCCGCCGTGCGATTCGGAAGGGTAAAAGCAACCACTCTCGCCCCGGCAGCTCGGGCTGCGGTCCACAAGCTCCGCAGGTCGTCACGAAGTTGGGTTGTCGTCCGGGTGGCGGCGTCGTTGATCCCGGCGAAAATGAAACACGTCGAGAGCTTGCCAGTGGCGGCCGTTAGGCTCGGCGCGACGGTCGCGGCGAACGTCGAAACCATTGTCTGCGCGGTAGTCCCAGCGAGCGCGACGTTGACGATTGCAACGTCTGGAGGTCCGAGAATAGCGAGGTAATATGGGAACGTCTCGCGGTCGTTTCCCTGAGCGGTTCCAGCGGTCCATGAATCCCCCTCGAAGACCCAAGTCTGTGACTGGGCAGCTTTTAAGTTTGCCCGAAACGCCCCCGCGTCCGTGATGCCCGTGCCGTCGCCGGAGACGGCGAGCCCCGCTGTGGCTAGTTGACTCAGAGAACACCGCTTGGGGGACCGCCTGTCGGAGCCGTCGATCACGGCGATCAGATCATCCCCAGTGGGGGTGCATGGGGGGAGAGTCGGGATGTCGTCGAGAGTTGGCATATGAATATGCTGACTGCAATTAGCCTTGCGGTCAATGCAAAAAAGAACCCCGAACCCGGATTGTGGAGCCGGATTCGGGGTTCTTGTGGTTTGGGGGAGGGCTCAGACGCGATACCAGCCGGTGCCGTTGCTGAGCAGGTGGGCTGAGGTGGTGGCAGCGATGGCTTCCGTTCCGGCGGCAAGGGTGGGTAGCGTGAGCGCAGCGGTTGTGACGTCGTTGATGATAAACAACTCACGAAGTGCGCCAGAGGCGGCTGGTAGGGTGAGGGTGCTGGCTTGGGTGGTTCCGGTGACGACTGTCACACGGGTGCTGATGGTCAGGCTCGCCGCAGAGGCGACGGTGGTGATCTCCCCCGCATTCAGGCCATTGATCTGGTTCA